TGATTTTTCCTGTTGAATTTTCAGTGTGCTGTTGATTGGTTCTGGCGCGGGCGAGATCAACAACAGACGTGTATTTTCCGGTTTCCTTGCGTTCACCTTCGCGACGTTTTTTCCAGATGCGCATCTCTGCCTGAATTTCGGGCCATTTGGCACCAGGCTTACATTTATGCTTAACCCACCCGATGGCATGCAGCTTAAGCTCCGGATACATGGCGTTAACTTCTGGCATTTTCATCAACGCTTCAACGATATGTCCGTCGAATGTTGCCATGTCTTCCTGCAACAATTCCTGTGCGCTAATAACCATATCAACGGTGATGTTTTCACATGTGTCGAACTTAACCATGACAGCGTTCTGTACTTCAGGGGCCAGCTTGTCAAAAGTGACGTTCATCGGATCTGATTCAGTCTCAACCGGGACAAAGGAAGCAGACTCCTCATCCCAGCGGTTTTCCTGCATATATTCAGCATCCCAGGAATCGAGGGCAGGGCGGGGTATACCGGGTTTATCCTCGCAGACAAGAAATTTATAAGCGCAGTCCTGAGCAGCCGGATTATGTTCCAGGAATTGCCAGTGAAATTTTGCGCGGGCGCGACGTTCATCACCGGCTTCAATGGCAGTGGCTACAGCGACGGCACCTTCTTCCTTTATTGCCTGTTCGTCCGGAATGGCGGCGCAAATAAAGACTTTACTCATTTTGTTTTAACCTCATTACAGATTTCAGGGTGAACGAATCCCTGCCATTGCTGGCATTTTTAATCCGTTGGTATGGCGTTAATATGGCTGGCGAGTTATCCAGCCGGTATTTCGTTATTCAGGTTCAGCGATACTTTTTTTAACGGGAGGCATTCACCGGGGATTTTTTGTTCGTCCCTTACCTGAATGCAGGATGACTTACTGTCATAAATTCCGGTAATCACATTTTGTGGCTCACCCGTTATAAGAAAAACGGTCATCACCAGTGCAAATGCTGAAGTCACTGCTGTTCTCCGATAATACCAAGTTCAAGAAGGGCAATTCTGGAAAGTATGGAATTATCATTGAGAAGATAAGGTTCATATTTTCTCATCTTAATGGCATCTTCCGTAAACTCCCGGTTACTGAGCAGAACACCAATATCAAAACAACCTTCAGACGTATTAACGTTTGGTAATAACGTTTCCATTATCGCGTCCTCAACAATGAATTTTGTGATGCGGTGCCTGGTGCCTCCAGGTGACGTTAACCAGTTAACAATTAACGCCGGATACAGAGAATCCACCCATAACACTGTTTTTGGTTTTAACTGTTCCGCGTGCGCTCAGCCGCATTCACCACATCACAAAATTCACTTTAAAAAGGGCGGCAGAGCAGTCACGGAGTAAAACTGATACCGCCAAACGTCACCAGAAAATTGATAACAGAGGGCGTTGCAGCGGAGTTGTCACTTAAGCGTATGGTCAACCTGACAACCCGGTGTCCTCAACGGAGGAAGGAATAACCCCGCCATACTTACCGCCGCGCCATTTCGCGGAGTGCCACAACCGGAAGCGCACGGTCGAACTAAATTTAACGACACCGTACAGAGAGACCAATTTCGCCGTGCGCTTTCGCTTTATGCCCTGACTTTTCAGGGACATATCCTTTCAGTAAACTGTCAGTGCCGGATGTTCACCCGTGTCCGGCGCACGCACTCCACCTGACCCGTGGAGAACTCCTTAATTACCAACCTTAGCTTCGTTGGTTAGCTATTAACGCGGGTATGTAACCATTCTGGCAATGCTTAATGCCGCTGCTTTTTCCAGCCTGGTGATATCCTGCTCCAGAGCGGACAGATTTTCAGCCTGCTTAGTCCTGGCTTCATTGGCCCATTTCAGATCCTGCGCTGCATTAATTTTCTGGCGCATCCACTCATAAAGTTCATCATCGGTATAGTCTGGCGCGATGATGACGGGTTCTCGTTTCTGCATACTGATTCCTCGCGGTGCTGCTTCGCTTATCAGCCGTTAGATTTTGCCGAGCTGGAAAGCGCCTGTTTAAACTCACTGAAGCTGAGAGCTTCTTCGCCTTCGGCAAGGCCTTCGAAGTATTCTTCGTAAGCCTTTTCCATGATTGTGTCGAAATCCATATCACTCACCTGAGTTTCTTTCCAGCCAGCGACGGGCACCATTTTCGGTTTTAAACGTTTTGCTTTTGGTATACGTCATCGCGGTGAACGTACCGTCCTGGTTGGGGAACACGCCACATACCAGAGATTCGCTGTTGCCAAGATCGATAGTATCCATGCTGACCTCATTTCCCCTTAACGCCGGGGTAGCGGAACTGTTTGCTGAGAACACCGTGCGGTGTCTTGATGGATCGTAATTTAGTTTTCTCATGAATATTGGTCAAGTGCTTTTGATGATAAAACTCAATATTTAATGCAAAATAAAGCCAATACATTGAAATGTAAGGCTTTAAAATTTGTGAAGGGGGTTATTGATGTTTGTTACGTTTGCGAGCTTCTAGTAGCTCGGTGAATAGGCGATTAAAATTCTCAACGCGGGCACGGAGTTCGCTGATTTGTGCTTGCTGCTCTGATTTTGGAAGTGCGCGATACAATCGCAACATCTCCAACTCATCTTCCGATAAGTCTAAGGCGCTGTTGAGTGCAACTGGTGGATCTGGTGTTTTATCCTCGTCACCAAACAGTATCCAAGTTGGTGAACATTGCAATACCTCAGCCAGGCGATGCAAATTTTGCCCGCGCGGGGCTGTATGGTCGCTTTCCCATAGTGAAATTGATGAGCCAGATACGCCAGCAGCTTTGCTTAAATCGTTTTGACTTAAACCAACCTGTTTGCGTCTTTCTCTAATTCGTTGACCTAAAGTTTTCTCGTTCATATTTAGATATCTTAATAACCCTTGACTTGAGATTCCTTGAGTGATTACTATTGAGAAAACTCAACTTTGGAGGGGTAATGTTTAAATCAGACGTAATTAATTTTTATGGGACGAAAGCCAAAGTAGCGAAAGCTGCTGGTGTTGATCCATCTGCTGTTTCTCAATGGGGGGAACTGGTTCCTGAAGGTCGCGCGATGCGCCTGCAAGAGGCATCCGGCGGGGAACTTCAGTACGACCCCAAAGTTTATGACGAATATCGTAAGGCAAAGCGGGCGGGGCGGTTGAATAATGAAAATCACCCCTGAACAGGTTTGTGAGGCTCTGGATGCCTGGGTATGCCGACCAGGAATGACACAGGAGCAGGCGACGATATTAATCACGGAAGCATTCTGGGCTCTGAAAGAACGCCCGAACATCGATGTTCAACGCGTCACGTTTAATGATGGCGAGGTTGATCAACGGGCGCTGTGCGTTAACCGGGTGAAGATATTCGAACGCTGGAAAGCTATCGACACCAGGGATAAGCGGAAAAAATTCACGGCGCTGATTCCGGCAATTATGGAGGCTATCCGAATTAGTGATTTCAGGCTGTATCGTGAGATCAGTGATGGAAAAAGCATTACGTACATGATCGCCGGATTAAACAAAGAATATGGCGATGTGGTGGAGTCCGGGCTGCTTTTTGCGGATCCATCTGTTGTGGAACGTGAGACTGACGAGCTTATAGAAAAAGCTATTGCTTTCAAGCATGCGTATCGTCAGCAATATCAATATTACTTTGCAGATAAACAAATGTCTGCCAGGGGTTCGTATGAGTATCGATGCACTACGATGGGCTAAAAAGGTGAAAACCGGCAGTTCATCCAGTAAGTCTGTATTGACCTGGCTTGCTGATATGTGCGGTGCCGATTTGTGTGCATACCCGTCTGTATCTGCACTGGCAGAAGTAACGGAACTGAACAAAAAGACTGTGCAGGACAGCTTACGACACCTGATGGAGATTGGGTTAATTGTTGATACCGGTGAGAGAAAAGGCAGAACAAAGCAAATTGTGGTGTACCGACTTATCGGTGTAGAAGAAAGTGTTGCCGAGCCTGAATACACCCAAAAACGGGAGTCTTTAAAGGTGGGTAAAATCGGTGCTGTTAATAAAAACAGTACCGAAAATGGTTATGTTTCAGCACAAAACAGACCCAAAAACGGAACTCTTAGCTGCATGGAAAATAACCAAAGACACCCAAATTTTCCATCAAAGACACCCAAAAACGGATCACGGAACCCAAAGGAACCCAAAGAGCTAAACCCCACACATAACGCACGCGAGAGTGCTCCGACCAGTGAGCAGAAAGTTTTGTCGTTACAGGCTGCACCTCCTGTATTCCTGGATGGCCTGAGCGAACCCATCGAAAAATTTCCGATGACCGATAGCTGGTATCCGTCACGGGATTTTCGACGACGGGCTGCGTTGTGGGGGATGGCTTTGCCGGAGACAGAATTCACACCTGCTGAACTTGCCGCCTTCCGGGACTACTGGGCTGCTGAGGGGAAAGTGTTTACGCAGATTCAGTGGGAGCAGAAATTCGCCCGTCACGTAAATCACGTCAGGGCGCAGGTTAAACCAGTCAGCAAGGGGGTAAACCATGCAGCAGCACCAGGTGACACCGCATCACGGGCAGTTCAGGAAATTCGGGCAGCACGTGAGCAGTGGGAACGTGAAAACGGATTTATCAGCGACGGAAACGGCCTGGAAGCTGTGGGAACTCATGGGGGAGGTTTATTCGAACCGCTGGACCCAGAAGAACGGGGCCGCACCTTCGAAGCTCTGGATTGCACAGATTGGTGCGATGACTGAGCAGAAAATCCGACAGGTCTGCCGCCAGTGCATGGACCGCTGCCGGGCGGGTGAAACATGGCCTCCGGACCTGGCTGAGTTTGTGGCGCTGATTTCTGAAAGCGGAGCCAATCCATTCGGTCTGACGGTGGATGCCGTGATGGAGGAGTACCGTCGCTGGCGCAACGAGTCCTGGCGATACGACGGGAGCGATAAATACCCGTGGTCTCAGCCTGTGCTGTATCACATTTGCCTCGAGATGCGTTCAAAGGGGATTGAGCGGCAGATGACCGAAGGGGAGTTAAAACGGCTTGCAGAACGGCAGCTGACGAAATGGGCAAAGCATGTTAGTAACGGCCTGAGTGTTCCGCCAGTCCGGCGACAACTGGCGGCACCCAAACGCCCGTCGGGGCCAACGCCAATTGAGTTGCTGAAACAGGAATATGAACGCCGGAAAGCGGCTGGGCTTGTCTGAGTTGAGAAGTAATTTTTACCGGGAGGAAATTTATGGAGACTGTTTTTGACGCACTGAAAGCAATGGGAAAAGCCACATCCATAGAACTTGCTGCGCGCGTGAAGAAGTGCTGAACGAACTATGGGAACTGAAAAAGGCTGGTTTTGTTGATAAAAGCGCGTACACCTGGCGTGTGGCTGATAACAACGTTCAGCAGGAACAGCCAGCGCAGGCAGAACTGCCGGAAGAAACCACCACAATGAGTGAAGTTATGCAGCGCATACTGGCATTTTATCAGGGAAATGTTCGATATTTTAGACGTTACTAGATTAAAGAGCATTAGTTCAGATGTGAATTGACATTGTGTGGCACAGGGTTGGGCTAGCGTGGGGGTTTGCTTTGTGTAAGAAACGGATGCTCTGCAAATTACTACTAATGCTTAATGTTAGTCTGATCTGCTCCCCGATGATTAATACACCGCTATGTTAGTAATGTCTGTAGATCGCTGTGTGTTGCATCCATCGGTTGACCCCACAGTCCAAACCAGACTGTCAGCTTTGATTCGATTCTATCTACTCAACCTGTCAGGTAATGTCTGAGCTAATACACAGAGTACGGCTATCGCGAACTTTAAGCTAGGTATCTGATACGCACCGTTCACTTGGTTGTACTTCTTGCACTGACTAGCTATCGTGCGCAGTTATTTATAGGTAATCTCCAGTGTATAATTTTCCAACTTATGGGAGATTGTAAAACAGGAGGAATATATGAGGAAAAAATCGTTTGGACGTTGCCCGTTTGATTTCGACGAAGATGTAAAAAAAATAGCCGCGATAAATAAATATATCCATGCGAAATTTGAGAGGCATAAAAATAAAATAGATAACCTAAAGGGGGTGGAACAAAAATTGATGGTTTTACATTACTTTAATGT